TTATGTGTTTGTAAATATTATTTGTTTTTTACATTGAAATAAATACTCTTGATAAATAGTTTTTAAATCTATATCTTTCTTCTCTACTTTTCTACAAAAGGCTTTTAACTTTTTCGTTTCAAATATGTCTGAAAATAGTTTCTCCACTGCACCTTTCTTCCCTTCAACGTAACAAATATACTTAAAATCATTAAAGCTATATAGTCTCATGACATAATCTCACAACTAATAATATCTTCTATATTAATGTCAATTATTCGTTCGTCAAATCTTTCAAGTGATACAATGTGTTTTTTGATGTCAATGTGGACAGGAACTACATACTTGTATCGCATATGATGATTGTTCTTTAAAAACAATATTTCTATTGACCAATTGCGTCTGAGCGCGTCTGTTAATACTATTGAATGCTCTAAAATGTCATCAATTAAATTATACATTTCTATCACCTCTTAAACACATTATAAGAACAAACGTTCTCTAAAGCAAGCGGTAAATAGGATTAAAATAAAATAATGTTTGACTTTATATAATACATGTATTATAATATAAGTATAGAAAGGAGTTGAGACAGTGAAGGATGTTTTAGAGGAAATAAAAACAGTCCTCGAAATTATCACTCTTGCAGTAGCGCTGATAACATTACGCAAGAAAGATAAAAACAAGGACAAGTAAATTCAGAGGGGTGAAATCCCCCTCCCTCTATTAAATTATAACACGCCTTTCACAAATTATGAATAAATATATCTGGATTATATTAATTGTTATCTGTGTTAACGGACTCGCTAGTTACTTTCAGAACACAGCATTAACTATCATTGCTATACTGACTACATTAGCTTGTTTAGTGTATTTAATAAAAAATAGGAAGTGATTAATTATGACGAAAAAAACGACCTCTGACGCGCAGTTGAAAGCAAATAAGGCATGGCAAGAAAAAAACAAAGAACATGCAAATTATTTAAAAAGCCGTTCAGCTGCGCGATCTTTTATTAAGAAAAAAGCCACTTTATTAGATTTAGAGGAACTAGAGGAGCTTATAAAACATAGAAAGAATTATTTGTAAACGTAAAGCCAGTTTAGTTTTCGATGATTTCATGATATTATAGAGCTTGTTAAATCAACATTTCACATGACAAAAGATACTAACAGTAGAGGAGAGAAATTATTATGTTTTTTAAATGGGGATTTATTTCGTTTTTAATGGGACTTTGTAGTTTTTTCATATTTTTTATAGTAAATATTTTTCGGCAAATCATGGTTGCGACCGCTAGCGGAGTTGATGGTTATTCTACCTATGTATCAAATTTCGATGTAATGTTACCTGCATTGATTTTCCCAGTTATTTTGACCTTCTTTATTCCCCTTGTAATTTATTTTACTTACCTATTCAAAAAAAAGTAAATTCATTAGTAACATAAAACACCTAAAGCTATAAATAATAGCTTTAGGTGTTTTATGTTATTTCGCTTTAACTCTTGTGTTAAATCCATCTTGTTTTTTTACATTTACAACTTGTGTATTTTTAGATTTATACCATGGCCCGCCAACTTTAAGTTGACAATACATTCTTTGAGTAACCTTGTAATTCAGAGTCCTAGTTCTATATTGAGCCAAATAAGTCTTCTTCTTAGAAAGCCCTGTATGAAGATCATCAACAGCCACTGTAGATTTTTTTGTTACATCAAAACCAACTTGTGCACTAAAATCTTTTTTCGAACCAGCGATTGATCCGCTGTAGGAATTGCTTCTTTCTTTTGAAAATTTTATAGTGATTGAACCGCTGGTACCAGAATTTCTTTCCAGTAAAGTTGTCCAACTACCATAAGTAACTGGCTTACTTTCCTTTTTTTCAACAACCCACTTTGTTTTTTGAACCGGCATTGCAGCTTTTGCAGATTCCCCAAAGCTTAAAAATCCAGCAGTGAAAGTAATTACTCCTACCATTAAAAACAACAATAATTTCTTCATGATGACTTACCCCTTTTAAATTTATTTTTTCGGGAAATTATTTGGTCCTTTCTACTTATTTAAGATTATTAATTAACATACTTAGATTTTAAACCTTTCCCTCTAGTTCTACTCTCTGGTATATTAGTAAAATTCTATCAAAATATGTTAATGTATAACCAAAAATGTAATGAAATGTCCGATTCTTGTCATGAACGACTAAAAACGGAGCTTATTTAGATTCATTCTTACACAGTGTGTGTAACATTGTGTTTTTCATCACAAAAAAGCACCTGTTTTGGGTGGTTATTCACGATTTATGCATTTCCCTTTACGCTCGTCACAAAAAGTACATATCCATTCAAATTATATGTTACTTTTTATAAGAAATTTCCTTATTTAGCCCAATATCTATCATTTCGAATGAATGAAAGTGTATAATTATTCGCAACATCTTAAATTATTGACCCTTTTCAAATTTTTATGTAATAATAATTTTGTAGATTCTTTCTACATTTCATTCAACTAATTGAGCTGAGTCATTAGACATGCAGCAAACGCTAAGCTTATGTTTAGCGTGTTTTTTTGCATAAAAAAAGCCCCCGCTGAAAGCGAGGGCAACAAACTATTTATTAATATGTTTTAAGTGTTTACTTACAGCTTGATCGCCTTTCGTAATTTTACGATTATACTTTTTAGTCAAATTACTATCACTGTAGAGTTGAATATCTGTTTTTGCTTGAATGATATAGTAGTCATTTACCGCTTTAGGATATAACGGAATTTCATCGTATTCACTATTAGAAGTCGAAAGTCTGAAAAGTACTTTTGCATAACTATTTTTTTCGTTGTCGTATGCAAAATATAGTTTAGTATTTTTGAACTCTGTTTCATGTACGTTTGTTTTAATGCCTTTTTTTGTTGTATTGCTAGTTGTTGTTTTTTTACCAGTCGTAACTTCTACAACTGCTTTTACAGCCGCGTCGCGCTTTGTTGTTGCTGCTTTCATATCATTAGCATTACTAATAAATGCAACTTCAATTAAAATTGCGGGTGCATTCGTATTAGCAAGGAAATACAAGTCTTTGCGTTGTTTTGCTCCTCTATCGCGCAGTCCAAGCGTTTTCGATAATGCAACAGAAACGTCTGTTGCAAGTTGTTTTTGTGCATTGTCATAGTAAAGTACTTCTACCCCAGTTGCAGATTTATCAGCTGCACTATTAAAGTGCCACGACACATCGAGCCGGCCAGTTTTACTTACAGCGTTTGCTTTCTTTACTTGTTCGACTAATACAGCATTTTGAGAACTTGCTTCAGACGTTGTATTAGTCACTTTCACTCCGTAGCTTCGCAGTTCTTCAATATAATCATTATTATATTTTAGTGCTTCATCATGTTCTTCATATCCATTTCCAGTTGCGCCCTCCACTTTTTGAGAGTGTCCAGCATTTGTTGTGATATTTAAATATTTTACCATCATTTATCATCCTTTCTTGGTTCTGAATAATTCATTACTTTTAAACTATCGGAGAATTTACTAGTTGTTGGGTCCATCAAAATCCCGATAACAGCTACTACTGTTGTAACAATCGCCATTGGGCTATTTAGGAACCTTACAAACGAAAGCCACAAAGCAGACCAGTTATCCAAATCGGATATAGTAAAACCTCCCGCTGTCCACGCGACGCCAAGAACTGTAATAAGTGTTGCTACAACAGTTCGCCAGTTTTTCAATCGTACCTTCCAGTTAATTTTCATCATTTCACCTCCTTTTCATTTTTTTCAGTAACATACTTCCAAATCGCTTTATCTTCCCGTTTCAATAAAGCAATCTCTTTATCATGATCGTTTTGCTTTTCCCGTAAACTCATACGATCTTTCTTGCTTTCGGACATTTCCTCTCTTAGACTTTTTAAAGTGATATCCAGAGAATCAATCATATTTCTTAAAGGTGCGACTAATGCCCACCTAATCACAAAACCTACGATTGCCGCTATTAAACTAATTAAAGCTATTAGCTCCCCCACACTCATCCCTGCTATCGAAATACTCCCAAGTACCAATTTTCATCATCTCCTCATTGTCACTCCATAAAAAATAAGCCGAATTGGCTTTAATCTAAAACATAAAATAATTGATTTAACGCAAAATAAGTAATACTCGTTTCCGCTGGTATAAATCCCATCGCGTTACTTGATGAAGCATGAACACGCCCACCACTCGCTTTGTTTGTTGGTGCGTAAGCCATCGCGGTTTTCGTTGTTTGGACCTCAAAAGGAACAGAAGCGAAAGCATTATTTGCAGCAGTCCACGCAGTTGATTTTTGAACTTGACCGCGGAAGATAGCAAATCTAATTCCAAAAACACATACGACTCTGTATTGAGGTGTGTTACTTTCCGCTGTTGAATATCCTGCGTTAAGCGGTAAATCTTTCCAGCTTGTTTTATAAAACGAATCTGCATTTACAGATAAAGTTGTTTGTCCCTCCTTAGAGAAATCTAACGAATCACCGCGTAGCATTGCCTCTTTTAGTTCTCCGGAAACATTATGATCCATCAGTTGCTGTGCTACTTTCACGCCACCGAGTGTTGTAACATCACTTTTTAAAATAGTAGAGCCGGCACCAGTTGGCAGTACTGTAGCAGCATTAAATCCATCGTCGTTCATCGTGACTGTCCCAGTAAACAAATTTCCTTCTTCATCACGATAATTAATATTGTGAATAAATTCAGCACCTGTGATACTCCCACTCTCTACATCACCTAATTTCGCAGTAATCGCTGATAACTCCCCGACTTTTAAAGCGTTATAATCCAAAGGTAATTCTACCCAACTATTCCCGTTCCAAGTAAAAACACCAACAATTGTTTTAGTGTTTTCGTCTATTTTAAACCATGTGTCACCTTCGACTGGAGCGCTTGGCTGAGCTTTATCAAAAACCGGTTTATGATTACTAACTGATTCAATCAATGCATTGTTCGCAACGGTAATCGCCTCTTCTATTTTTCCGTTAATTTCTGGATCTGCTTCCTTAATATCTAATGTTTGACTCACCCATTTTTCTCCATCCCACCTTCGCAAAACATTTGGTGTCACACTACTATCCATCCACAGTAAATCGGTGGTTGGGTTTAACGGTGCTTCACCAGCGACTATTGCATCATTAATATCTGTTAATGTTATTTCCGCTGCTGCTCTAATTGTCATTATCCAACATCCTTTCTTCTGGCATAGCATAAATACGATTGTATCGTTTGCCCGCCTCTCCTTGCCCGGAAGAGC